TGTTTCCAAGTTTCCTCCAATATAGGTCAGCACAGAAAACACAAAGACCTAAGGTTAGTTGTTAATGTATGTTTTTTTTAAGGCACAACCTAGTAGTTTGTTGTTTCTGTGCTATCAATATAGAGCACTATAGCACATTTTTGCTAATTTGTCAAGTCCTTTATTGACTTTTCTGATGTAACGGTGTATAGCGTCATTGTTGCCTGCTCAGCCCTTCGCAATGCACAGATTCCAGCACTGATTTCCTAGACCTGTATTGCCTATGCAGAAAAACAGATAAGACATTGATTCTTATGCTCTTTTTCTTATAAGGCAATAGTGTCTATTTTGCTCTTTTTTGAGGCTATGGTGGTTCAACAATATTATCTTTATTGCCACTACCCCACCCCCCCCTATGTTGCAGTGCAGCACTATGTTGCAGTGCAGCAATAGTGAGCACTTACTTCGATGGTGCAGTGCAGCACTATGGTGCAATGCAGTATATATGGCGATGTTGCACCATTATAGTGCATCCCAGATCCAGGGCAAGAACCATGCCATGTTGCAGCACAACATTGGTGCAAAAGTCTAGAATGGCTTGTGGCTGTCTCTAAGGGTTTTCTCTAATGCCGATGATGCAATGCAATAACACAATAGAATCAAGCACTTAAATAACCCTAGGGATTTTCAGGTATGATTCTCTCACGTATAAGGGTATAGGGACACGTTTTATAAGTACAATTTTATCAATCACTTAAAAGGGCACATCATGCAAAAATCACTACTAACCGTCGACTCTAATGCTAAGACAGTTAAGGGTCAAAAATATGGCTTTATGACGGGCATTCTATACTTAGCGCCGGTCGACATATCAGGACATCAAGTGTGTCCAATGGCGAAAACTGCGCAGTGTGATAAAGCTTGCCTGTACACTGCAGGCCGGGGCGCAATGTCTTCGGTGCAGGTCGCTAGAATTAAACGTGCAAAAAGCTTTTTTGAGAATCGGACAGAATTTATGTCGATCATTGTAAAAGACATCAATCGATTAGTTAAACGTGCAGCAAAAAAGAATATGGTTCCATTAGTACGGCTAAACGGTACCAGTGATATCCGCTGGGAATCGGTTCCAGTGACCCATAATGGCGTGACATATCCTAACGTTATGGCCTTATTCCCTAACGTGCAATTCTACGATTATACTAAACTAGTTAACCGTAGAGACATTCCAGCTAATTACGACCTGACATTCTCATATTCCGGGGTTTTAGAGTTTAGGCCGTATGTCAAAAAGGCCATTGCTGCAGGTATGCGGATTGCTGCAGTATTCCGCAAAAAATCGGACATACCTGCTAAGTTTATGGGGTTAGAGTGTGTCGACGGCGATAACACAGACATTCGACATATTGACCCCAAAGGGGTTATTGTGGCCCTATATGCAAAAGGCCAAGCCAAAAAGGACGGCACTGGCTTTGTCATTGATCCAGCTAAAAAAGTTTTTCCGATTAAACTTGCAGCTTAACTTTAACTTTGAAAGGGTTTACCATGGAATATGCTACACTCAGGGAAAAGATTAGGGCCGAAAAGGCCATTAGAATGTCACGTTATCAAGCTTTTCAGGACATTGTAGAAAAAGCTTATTGGGCCGGTATTGAGGCCGGCAAAAATGCAATGCCTATTCCCATGCACGTACTCGAGAATGGAATACCGATTGATAGAATCGACGATGGGGCCTGCGGATTCGCCTGGGTCACTGTACGGCCTGCCAATTCCTCTTTTGCGATATGGGCTAAAAAACAAGGCCTTATGCGTCCCATGTACGGTGGTGGTGTGACGTATTGGGTCGGTGTCTTCGGACAATCTGTGGACCGCAAAGCTGCTTTTGCCGGGGCCTATGCTAAAGTATTGCGAGAGAATGGGATTCAGGCCACTGCAGGCGATAGGTTAGACTGATCCAGTATTATCCTATAGTGTCTCTATAGCAGGGGCACTATGGGGCTAATATTGGCCTTAAAATAGGGGTTATATCATGACGTTAGAATTAGCAGCTAGCCTTGCAGCTTTACTATTGGGGATTGTCGCAATAGTGCTTGTGTTCCGGCCATGGGACCTTGATTAAACTTATAGGAGCATTGAAAATGGATACTGGAACAAATGCACATTCAAAGCCTGAATTTGAAGGGCAAATTGTGAAATTTAAATCGCCTCATGCTAATGTGGTTTTATATGACATAGCCAAACGAAACCCGAAATACGGCTATCTCGAATGGTGGGCTATTAATGAACCGTCAGACTATCAAATCAAAAATGCCATGTGGGCAGAATAGGGGCATAAAATGACTGCTAACGATACAAGGTCGCAATTAGACCTAATATGGAGTGCTTTACACTTTTATAGGGCCTACGGTATACCCGAAGGGGATAAGGCCAACGACGATCAATGGTCGGATCTGTGTTCGGCTATGGCTTACATTTCAGAGGATCTGGGGGAGGATTATTAATGAGACATAAACAATGCAGAGCAGAGAGCATCAACGGCACCAGCTTGAAAGGCTACATAACGACAACCTACTATGACCTTTGTAAGGCCTTTGGAGCGCCTACCATATTTGTCGGCGATAAAACGAATGCAGAATGGTTCATTGAGTTTGAAGACGGCTCAGTCGCTACCGTTTACGATTGGAAACTAGACCATGTCCCATTAGAGCCTTATAGGTGGCACATCGGTGGCTTTGATGCTTTTGCTGTTGCCTCTGTACATAACGCTGTGTTAGAATCGAAGGTATCTAATTTTATCCAAGAAAGGGAGCAAGCACTATGCTATTGACTAATGAAGAGGTGGTAGAGATCCTAGATGATCGCCTAGATTACAGCGACTTTGGGGATTGGTCAGGCGATGAAGACGATTTGATTGAATTCGCCTACTATGTGGTGAAGGCCGAGAACGAGAAGCGAATCAAGCTAGAGCAAGAGAGGGAATTACTATGCTTACAAGGTTAAAGAAACGAACCGATATCATAGGCCTTGAACCTGTAACGAAAAAGCAGGTCAAGAAATACCTACGAATCCATAAGCAGGTGAAACGGTTTTATGGTATACCTCAAAAGCCAGCTATGCACAAAGGGGGGCTGCGATGAGGTGCCGGTCATGTAACGAAGCATTGACAGATTATGAGACCACTATTCGGTCACTTCACACTATGGACTATCTCAATATGTGCAAACAGTGCCTAAAATCGATTAAAACAGACCTCTGTGCCGTCGGTAATGTTTCCCTGATGTCGGAGGCCGATGAAGTCGAGGAAGGCACTGAAGCCGATTTAGACCCATTAGCGGGCATCGATGATTTTGATGACGGCACCGATGACCCTTGGCAGTCACGATAGAGGTTGGCACGATTCTTGCTATTAAAGACTATATTGATAAAACAGTCTATATTGAAAGAAGACTTTAATAAAGATTTAAAGACTTACAATATAGGTAACTATTTAGAAAGGCAGGACTCAATGGAAAATGATGACTTAGAAAGAATTTATTGGTTTTGTGTCTCTGATTGTGTAGACTTGTTGGCTCATGGCTCTACTGACATCGAGACCCTGTTAAACGATGTCTACGAAGCTCTGAAGCGTACTAAGCCAGAATCTGGTACTTGTGTCGCACTTTTGGCAATAATTGACCGATTAGCTGAGGAAAGGACAAGAATTAATGCAAACTCAGTCTAAATTTGTAAAGCACATAGCCTGTGAGGGCTGTGGTTCCTCTGATGCTAGGGCAGTCTACTCTGACGGCTCAGAATACTGTTTTAATTGTAAAACCCATAGCAGGGCCCAAGAGGGCTTTGTAGACCAAGGAAGGGGTAAGGTACTACCTATGACTCAGAAACCCGTTGTAGAGCCTCTAAAGGGCATTAGCGGCCAATTCCTCAGCATACCTGAGCGAGGTATTACCAAAGCTACCTGTGAAGCCTATGGTGTCAGACAATCAGGGACAGAGCATTATTATCCCTACACTGACGATAGGGGCACTGAGGTAGCTTTCAAGGTCAGATCAGTGGCTGACAAGCAATTCAGGTCTCAGGGCAACATTAAAGAAGCTCTGTTGTTTGGTCAGAATCGATACCCTGCCGGTGGCAAGTACCTGACTATTTGTGAGGGCGAATTAGATGCCTTGGCTGCCTTTCAGATGACGGGGTCTCTCTACCCTGTGGTGTCCATCAAGAATGGGGCACAATCGGCTGTGAAGGACTGCCAAGCACAATTTGAGTACATCGACAGCTTTGAGACCATTGTGCTCGCATTCGATGCTGATGAACCAGGGCAGGAAGCAGCCCTGGCCGTAGCTGATCTGTTTGGCTCCAAGGTCAAGATTATGAAGATGACTAAGCCTTACAAGGATGCCTGCGACTATCTGAAGGACAACAAATCTGCGGACTTTGTGAAGGCATGGTGGGCAGCAGAGACCTATGTGCCCGATGGTATCGTTGCCGGTGCTGAGTTGTTCGAGCTAGTGATGCAGCCATTGCCAAAGGCTCAGGCGCACTATCCCTATGCTGGCTTGAATGACATGACCGGCGGGATTAGACAGCAAGAGATGGTTGTGGTCACTGCTGGCTCAGGCCTTGGCAAGTCTCAGTTTATTCGTGAGGTCATTTGGCAATTGCTATGTGAGACCAAAGATAACATCGGGATTATGTTCTTGGAAGAGTCGGTCAAGCGGACTGCCTTGTCTCTGATGTCATTGGCGATCAATAAGCCATTGCACTTGGCAGAGACTGAGGTCACTGAGGCATCAAAGAAGGAAGCCTTTGATAAGACCCTAGGCTCTAACCGGCTGTTCTTTTATGACTGCTTTGGTAGCACAGCAATCGATAACATCATCAATCGGGTTAGGTATTTTGCCAAAGGACTAGATTGCAAGTACATCCTGCTAGACCATGTCAGTATCGTGGTGTCTGCTCAGGATCACGGCGATGAGCGAAAAGCCATTGATGAGATTATGACCAAGCTGCGGATGATTGTGCAGGAGACAGGGGTAGCCTTGTTTGTGGTGTCCCACCTACGCAGGCCAGACGGTAAAGGCCACGAAGAGGGCGCAGCCACTAGTCTGTCCCAATTAAGGGGTTCAGCAAGTATTGGACAATTGGCTGATATGGTGTTAGGATTGGAAAGAGCAGCACAGCATGAAGACCCAATCGAGAGGAATACCACTAGGGTCAGGGTTATTAAGAACCGATACAGCGGAGAGACTGGTAAAGCCTGTGCCGTTCTCTACGACAAGCACACAGGCCGCATGAATGAGATAACGGAGGCCGCACTATGATTGACTGCACCAATCAAACAAACATAGACATCAAAGTAAGAGATGAATTACAAAACACATTGAATGATATGAAAGCAGCTTTAAGTTATAGACAGATGGGGTCAGGACTGCCTACATATTGCTTAGATGAAATTCATGATTGTAAAACGATGAGAAAAGTAATAAATTCTTTAGATACTGTGATTGAGTATTGTTATCACATTGAAGATGATAAGGAGAACACATGACAGACCGTGAACTAATGCAGATGGCGTTGGATTTGATAGAACCTTTGGCTGGTAGAACAGCAGAAGTTGCACAAAAAATTGAAGACGCAATCAAAGCCCTGCGTAACCGACTAGCGCAGCCTGAACCGGAGCCTGTGGCGATTGGTGAAGAATGGAAGCCATGTGTAAAGTTGCCAATTGTTGTTCATGTACGAGAACAGCGCAAAGGCGAAACCCATGTAAGTACACGGGAAGGCATCACGCCAGTCAAAGAAGATGACCTAATCATGCGTGGTGTGGCTGGTGAGGAATACCCAATTGGTCGTGAATTATTTAATAGCACCTATACCTTTGACACCGCACCTGTACACACTATCGACATATCGCAAGAACGTGTCGATGAAACAGCAAAACATAAACATGAGTGGGTTGGGCTAACGGATGAGGAAATACAAGAAATGAGGCTTAAGACTTTAGACAGCGTGGCAACAAACTACGAAACATATAAAGCCATCGAAGCCAAACTAAAGGAGAAGAACACATGACATCCGCACTACTAATAGGTTGCTTTGCTTTTATATCATCAATACTGAAAGGCTTGAAATGACTGAATATTCTTATGATTACTGGAATGATGCTGACTACGATACACTTGACTATAGTGCTCTTGAGCAGCTAGAAGAGCGCATCAAAGAGGTTGAAGAGGTTAACGAGGAACTGACAGCACAGATCAAGGTTGCCGTTAAACTGATTAGCAAGTTTAATCATCCTGAAGATTATGGGCACTTGCTTGACTCTGATGCAAAGCGTGAAGTAATGGACTTTCTAAAAATCTACGGAGACTATCTAAAATGAAACTAGAACTGGAGGTGGATACCTATGTTGGATTGGGCGATAGTGGTAATGTTGAGTGTCTTATTTTTACTGATGACAGCCCCATTCCTGCTATGACAGCAGATAAGAAGCTGGAAGCACTGACGCTGGAGTTCATTGAATTGCGACAGGCACAGG